ATCGACCACGTGCCGTCGCCGGTCGGGAGCGGCGGGGTGTGGGTGACCGAGCCCTTCAACGCGCCGCTGATGTACGACGGCGGGTCGCCCGATTCGGACGGTGTGGGCGTGCCCGGGTCGTGCTCGGTGAGGTGCAGTTTGGCCCGTGTCTTCTCCTCGAGCGATTCGCCGATGGCCTCGACGACGCGCGGGGTGGCCTTGGCGACGCGGTCGGTCATCGCCGCGAGGGCGTCGCCGAGTTCGTCCAGGCCCTGCCACTCGATGCCCATGGCCCATCACCCCTGGTTGGCCTTGCGCTGCGCTTCCTGCCGGACTTCGTCCAGGACGTCGGCGAGCATGAGCAGATGGGTGTCGACGTAGGCGGGCAACGCGTCGACCTGTTCCGGTGTCCAGCCGTACCGGTCGGCGTAGGCGAGGTAGACCGCGACCTCCTCCTCGGGTGCCACCGGGAAAGGTCCGCCCGGCATTGGGCGGTTCTCCCAGGCGGCGACTATCCGTCGGAGGGCTCGGTAGGGGACGCCGCGTCGGCGACCTGCTCCTCCGTCGGGGCGGGCTTCTTCGAGAACAGGGCGCGGGCGGCCGGGCCGACGGCTTCGACGATGTCGTTGTCGTCCTCGTACGGCAGCTGCTCGACAACGCTCGGGTCGACCGAAGGCAGCGGCAGCGGATAGGACCAGGATTCGACGAGCACGGCGAGCAGGCCATCGACGACGTCGTAGGACGACCCGAGCAAGCTCTCCGGGTCCTCGACGGCCTTCAGGGCGCGCTTCTTGTCGCCGCGCCGTAGTTCGCGGTAGTCCCGCAGCTGAATCCAGTTCCCGGAGGGGAGGGTGATGCGCTCCGACATGAGGGTGCCGTTCCTAGTAGGTGTTCGGGGGGATGGCGCAGGTCACGGTGACCTTGATGGGGGAGTAGCCGCCGGATCCGCCCGCGTTAGTGGTGTTCAGGACGGCCTTGAAGCTGGTGTTGTAGCCGACGGCGGTTTTGCCGGTCTCGGCCTCGGCCTCGATGAACGCGGCCGTCTGCAGGTCGAACTGGACGGTGATCAGGTTCACGCTGGACAGGCCGTTGCTGATGATGATCTGCACCTGCGGCTGCGTGTTGTTGAGCATGTAGAGCAACGCGGCCTCGTTCGGCACCGCGCCGAAGTTGAGCTTCCCGGTGACGGACAGGCCGCCGCGCTGGATGATGTACGGCACCTGCACGCCCGTCGCCGTGAAGTACGGCGTGAGCTCGCGCTTGATGTCGATCTCGCCGTCCATGACGGTGATGACCGGGCTGCCGACCGCAGTGCCGCCGATGCCGATCGTGGTCTGCCACGACGCGATCGGGATCACGCCGGTGGGTGCGGCGGTCGGGGTGGAGCCGAGGATGATGCTCGGGTACGCGGTGCCCTTGAGGTCGTACATGAACAGTTCGGACTCGGCGTTGAACTTGAAGTCCAGCTCGCTCGCACAGAACCCGGGGTACTGGCGTGCGCCGCTGGTCGACGTCGGGCCGAGGTAGTGCGTCACGGTGTGGCTCGTCGGCTGGCCGCCACCGGAGTTGAGCAGCGACCAGGCGTAGGTGAACGGCCCAGCGGTGGTGACGGGCACGACCGCCTGCGCCGCAGCGTGGGCGTACACCAGGCCCGTGGTCGGCGTCGTGATCGGAATCGTGTACGGGCCGGAGCCGGTCGGAACGCCCGTGGTCACGCACTCGGCCGTGGCGCCCGTGCCGATCTGCACCAGCGTGCCCGAGGCGATCGTGGCGACCGCCGGGAACGACGTCGCCCCAGCAACCGCGCCGCCAGTGGCGATGGTCGTGGAGCCGGAGCCGGTCGGGGTGCCGGTGACGGCGACGTCGCCGAGGATGTTGCGCAGCCAGTAGCCGAGGCCGTCGCCGAAGACGGGGCCGGAGACGGACACGTCGGAGGTCTTGACGCCCTGGATCTCGTTGAACGAGTCCGTAGCCATCGATCCGCGCCACGCCTTGTCCTCAAGGAACTTCGGCTGGTCCTTCGGCCCGAAAGCCGTCACCAACTGCGTGAACGTGCCGTTGACGGCACTGCCCTGCGTGGTCTCGTTGGCGACCATGACGAATTGCTTGCTGGGAGCCCACGTGATCGGAGTCGGCACGGGTCAGCCCTCCTCTACGTGATCGGCCGCGCCCTCGGGCTCCGGCTTCGGCTCGTTGTCCGGGCGGGTGTTCACCGGCAGGCCGGTCGGCTCCCAGCGGCCGTCGTCCGGTGCGTCGCCGTCGGGCCACGCCCACACGTCGCCCTCGCGGCACGTCAGCGGGATGTGGACGTAGGTGACGGCGTAGGGCGCGGTGTAGCGGTGCGCGGCGGGAGACGGCGAAGCCCCCGCGTCGGCGGGGGCTTCCGTGATGTCGGCGGGCGCGGACGGGGGACTGGATCGGGGCATGCGGCGGCCTCCCGGACGCGTCGCGGGCGGGCATGAATGATCAAGCTTGAACGAACTCGCAGACCGCGAACGTGACCTCGAGGAAGTGCTTCGTCAGCTCGGCCTTCGTCTCCGGCTGGCCGTACGAGGCACTGATGCCGTTGCCGGCGCCCTCGATGAACTCGCCGGCCGTGAACACCGCGCCGCCAAGGGTGCGGTCCTGGCGCATCCACTCGACGATCGCGTCGCGCAGGTCGTAGCCGTCGTCCTGCGCGTCCTCGGCATACGGGGTGCGGGAGCGCAGGAAGCAGGCGAGCGCGACCTCGTAGTTGATCTGCTTGAGGCCGGAGTGCTCGCCGCCGAGCGCGACCCGGAACTCCTTCTGCCGGTAGATCGTGACAGTCATCCTGCAGCCGGTCCGGGCCCCGGGCGGCATGCCGTTGAAGAACTCGGCGTGGTCGTCACGCTTGGGGAAGGACCGGGCAACGATCCCGATCCCAGGCACCGGCGAGGACCGGTAGGTGCGCGACGTGTCGTCGTAGGCCCCGCCGAAGTACCGGCAGATCCCGTCGAGCACGGACTTGACGCTCATCAGCCCCCCGAGGTGGTTGCGGTGGATCGGGGCAGGTCAGCGAATTCGTACAAAGCGTTCGATGTTGCGTTCGGCTTCCGAGACGAGCCCGGAGCCGTCCTTGCGGGAGTCGTCCTGCCGGGTACCGGACGCGAGCCGCGTATCCGGATAGGAGTCCTCGGCGGACGTGTCGGGGCGCATCAGCTGCGCGACGGCATAGTTGATGACCGACAGCCGCAGATCCGCCGGCCACTCCGAGAAGTCGTTGCCGGCGGTGTGCGCGTACTGCGTGGCCGCCGCGAGCGTGACGCTCGCGGGCAATGGCGCCTGGACCGGGACGGTGATGGTCGGCGGCACCCACGACGAGGACACCGTCACCGTCTCCTCCGCGCCCGGCTCCCAGATCCGGTACCTGCCACCCGGGGTGATGCCCGTCGGATCCGCGACCGTCAGCGTCATCGCGCCGATAGCCGCGTCCGCCGCGAGCTGTGTGCCGACCAGGCCCGCCGAATACACGGCCTGCACGTACAGTTCCGAGCCGACGCTGGGGAAGCCGAACTGCAGCGACCCGGACCACGCGCCGCTGCTACCGCCGCCGATGGTGACCGCGAGGTTGTTGTTCTGCACCCAGGTCTGCGGCGTCGTCAGGACGCTCAGCGAGGACGGCGTGTAGCCGTAGCCGATCTGCACCAGCGACTTGAACGGCCGGTCATCAAGGTGGAATTTCAGGACACCGAACCGGTCGCAGCGCGCCCGGCAGTTCTGGGTGACGACGTGCGCACCCAGCGGCTGCTCGGCGTAGCCGTCGGCCCAGTCGCTGGCGATGAGCAGCACGTTGTTGAGCTCGGCGGTCTGGTCGGACTCCAGGCTGGATCCGGACCGCAGATCGTCGAGGTCCAGATAGGTCGGATGCGCGGTGAACGCGCTCGTCGAGACGTACGGGGCGGTCAGCACACGGCCACCCCCGATCTCAGTGGTAGTGCTTCGGGGGGTGGATCTTCCGCGACAGGTGGGTCGGGTTGCCGTGCCTGGTGCGCGCCGCGCGGTCGTGGTGCTGCGGGCCGCGCGTGGTGCCCTTGGCGTGCTTCGTGGGTCCGCGGCGGACGCTGACGCCCGATGCCCGCTTCGGCTTCAGAGGCTTCTTCAGCCTCGAAGCCCTGGTTCTGGCCTTGGCCTTGGTCGGATGCTTGGGCTTGTGCTTGCGGTGGTAGTGGCGGCCCTTGAGCTTCTTCGAGATCTTCTTTCGGGTCGCCGCTGATTCCTTGTGGCCCTTGTGCGGGTGCTTCTTGCCCTTGTCGCGCTTCGAAGCGGCCTTGCGCTCGGCGGCGGTTTCCTTGGTGCCCTTATGCGGGTGCTTCTTGCCTTTCTCCCGCTTCGACTCGGCTTTCCGCTCCGCCGCGGTTTCCTTGCGGCGCTTCTTCTTGGGCTTCGCGACCACGGCTCACCGCCGTTCGGCCGAGACCCACGCTCCGGCCGCGAAGACGGCGACGGTGCGCTCCGCGCGGCCGTCGCCCGAGGTGAGGAACAGCGAGCCGATGTCGTCGACCTCAAGGTCGTCGGCTTCGATGGTGCGCTCCCGGTTGGCGCCGGGGAGCTTCACGGCGACGCTCACTGCGCGGAGGCGATGTAGGCGGTGACCGTCGGCGTGGTGCCGCCGGTCAGGGTGACCAGGTCCGCTGCGATGTACCGGACGGCCTTGCCTGTCGCGGTCTGCACGTCGCCGGTCGTGGAGGTGGACGTAGCCAGCGTCAGCCACGGACCCGTCGCCGAGAGCGAGCCCTGAAGCGTGACGGAGACTCCGCTGGGCCCGCCGGTCACGATCGTCTGCAGGGTGTGCGTGGAGCGGACGACCCCGAGGTCCGTGATGGTGCCATGGCCGGTCGA